TATAGTGTAAACCCCTTAGGACAAGTTCAAAACGATTCTACCGGTCGTCTACTACATACTCGATTAAATCAGTATGGTGTGCCTTATGTTGGGTTGATGAAAGATTGGCGTCAGTGTATTCGATCTTTACCAAAGCTTGTTGCTCAAGCGTATCTCCAACCACTTTCTGATATTTTTGATACCCCTATTAATCTTGATGGAGATCGAACTAATTGTATAGTTGATAATTTAATGTGGCGTCCAAGGTGGTATGCGGTTCTTTATGTTAGTCAATTCAAAGACCCTTATTCGAATCCTATAGACGTACCAGTAAGAGCTATAGAGGCAAAAGAAGTATTTCCAAACTCTTTAGATGCAGCGTGTTGTTATGGGATATTAGAACGTGAAGTAGTATTATCTATATTGAACAAGACACCTACTTGGCCTACGTATCAAACATTCGAGCTCGCGAATAGAGAGTGAGGGGGTTAAAATTTTTTCAGATACTGAGACGCGTAAAAATCACACTATATAATAGAAGGGGATACATATATCATTTTTTTTCTTTTTGTGAAAGGGGGATTTTGTGACTGAGAATCAGTACCAAGCTAAGTTAATCAAGAAACTGAAGCTAATGTTTCCTGGTTGCGAGATCTTAAAGAATGATCCAAGTTATAAGCAGGGGATTCTTGATTTGACAATCTTTTTTGGAAAATGTTGGGCAATGCTAGAAGTTAAATCTTCAGCTAATTCTGGTGTACAACCTAATCAGGAATACTTTGTAAAGAAATTAGACGCGATGTCTTTTGCTTCCTTTATTTATCCGGAGAATGAGAAAGAGGTTCTCTCTGCGCTTCAGAAAACATTCTCATCTCGAGGGGCAGCATGCATTTCTAAGTCCTAGTTCCTATCATTGGATTAACTATGATGAAGAAAAATTAGCTTTTCGATACAAGACTCTCAAGGCGGTTTTAGAGGGTGTAGAGCAACATAGATATGCTGCTATTTGTATTGAAGAGGGGGTTGTTCAAGATGATGAAACAACGACGGTCGGCATGTACATCAATCAATGTATCCAGTACAAAATGTCGTCTGAGGTTGTATTGTTCTATTCACCGAATGCGTATGGAACGGTGGACGCCATCGCGTACCGTCATCGACGTCTTCGAATCAGCGACCTCAAGACAGGTGTTTCGCGCACTTCAGAGCACCAATTAGAAGTTTATGCAGCACTTTTTTGTCTTGAGTATGAGATAGATCCATTTTCTATGCGAGACATCGAACTCCGTATTTATCAGGATGCTAGTGTACGTCAGTACATTGGTGATCCTTATTTCATAAAGGCGATTATGGATAAGATTGAAAAGTTTGATGAGATTCTCAATCAGCTTCGAGAAGAGTCCATGTGATGTGGGAAGAAGAGGAATGGAGAGATGTAATAGGAGCCTCTAGATATTCTGTCTCAGATTTTGGTAGAGTATTTGATCATAAACATGATCGATTTCTTATTCAAACTCCTGATAAAGTAGGTTATCTTCGTGTAAAGATTTGGGTTAGAGATATTCGTATGACAGTAAGTGTTCATCGTTTAGTGGCTTTTGCTTTTTTAGGGTCGGCTACTTCTGATTTAGAAGTGAATCATGATGATGGAGATAAAGCTTACAATTATATTGGTAATCTTGAACTTATGACTCGTTCAGAACAAATGCGTCATGCATATGAGAATGGTTTTAGTGATGTTCCTAAACGTATTCCTGTAATATGTGTTGAAACAAATACTGAGTATAAATCAACTCGTGCTGCGGCTAGAGATCTTGATATAAGATGTCATAAATCTATTAGTAAAATACTTGATGAACCAACCCGATCTATTCGTGGATATCATTTTGAAACCCTAAGGAGGTGATGCCAAATGATCATTGAGACTGACGATTACCTGATTCACTATGGAATATTGCGCCGCTCTGGTCGTTATTGAACCCTTGGGGATCTGGACAAAACGAACTTCAACGTAGTAAGACATTTCTTGATATTGTTTCTGAACATAGAAAATCAGGATTGTCTGATTCACAGATTGCTAAACTTTATAATACACCAGATGATCCTTTCACAACAACTAATATTCGAGCTCTTAGATCAATATCAACTAATATTCAAAAACAAGAGAAAATTCGTACAGCTCAGAAGTTAAAGAAAAAAGGTATGGGAGATTCTGAGATTGGTCGGCAGATGGGCCTTAATGAGTCTACTGTTCGTTCTCTTCTCGTTAAAGGTCGACTAGAAAAACTTGATCTTGCACAATCAACTGTTGAAATGTTAAAAAGACAAGTTGCTGAGAAAGAATTTGTCGATGTTGGTGCTCAAGTTCAAAGAAATCTTCCGATTGGTGATGGTCCAGGTATTGGAATTAGTAAAGATAAGTTCGAGACTAGTCTCGCTATGCTTAAAGAAGAGGGCTATAACGTTCACCCAGTAAGAATTAGACAAGTTGGTACAGGAGAGTTTACAAAGTTTCGCGTATTAGTAAAGCCTGGCGTTACACAAAAAGATGTTTTTTTGAATAAAGAGAAGATAAGACTGATTAGTGAGGGATCTAAAGATGGTGGAAACACATATGATGGAGTAAAACCACCGCTACATATTAATCCAAAACGAGTTTCTGTTCGGTATAAGGAAGATGGCGGATCTGATGCAGATGGTGTAATCTATGTTCGTCCTAATGTTGCTGATGTTTCTTTGGGTAAATCAGGATACGCTCAAGTTCGTATTGCTGTTGGTGGTACTCATTATCTTAAGGGTATGGCAATTTACAAAAACGACCTACCTCCAGGTGTAGATCTTCAGTTCAACACTAATAAAGCAAAGAAAGATCTTGGTCCAGATAAGCTAAATGCTATGAAGCCTTTAAAGGATGATCCAGATAATCCTTTTGGCGCGGTCATTAAAGTTAATGGCCAAATTAAGGACGAAAACGGTAAAGTTCTTTCAGTGATGAACAAGATCAATGAGCAAGGTGACTGGGACAAGTGGTCTAAAAACGTGTCTAGTCAATTCCTTTCAAAACAACCACCACCATTAGTTAAATCACAACTTGATTTAACGTATGAAAGACGTCAATCAGAATTTGACAATATTAAAACACTTACTAATCCTCTTATTCGTAAAAATTTACTAGAAAAATTTAGTGAAGAAACCGATTCGGCAGCGGTGCATCTCCAAGCAGCAAATGCAGATCGTCAGGCAACTAAGGTTCTAATTCCGATTAAGTCTATTAAACCAACGGAAATCTTTGCTCCCACATTTAATGATGGTGAACGTGTTGTATTGGTTCGATTTCCTCACGCTGGAACATTTGAGATTCCAGAATTGGTTGTTAACAATAGAAATCAAGAAGCACGTAAACTTTTTGGTGTAGGTAAAGGCGGGTTAGTTCCAGATGCTGTAGGAATTCATCCTAAGGTAGCCGAACATTTGTCTGGTGCAGACTTCGATGGAGATACGGTTGTATTAATACCGAATAATCGAAAAGTAATTACCTTTACCAAACCACTTGATGCATTAAAAGGCTTTGATCCCCAAACTGAGTTCAAGGCTTATGATGGTATGAAGACTATTGATGGTGGTACGTATGATGTTACCCTTAAGAGGACCGTTTATCCAAAGAAGTTAATGGATGATGGTACATATAAAGAACGCGCCCCAAGAAAAAGTACTAAAGAACATGAGATGGGTAACATTACCAATCTGATCTCAGACATGACTATTAGGGGTGCTGATTTCGGCGAGATTTCTCGTGCAGTACGGCACTCTATGGTTGTAATTGATTCGGAAAAACACATTCTTGATTATAAGGGATCTGCTCAACAGAATGGCATCATCGCTCTTAAGAAGAAGTATCAAGGAGTACATCCTGGTGGCCAATTACGTGGGGCATCAACTCTATTAACTAGAGCTTCGTCTGATATCAGAATTAATAAACGTAAACCAGCACCTATTGGTCCGGGTCTAGCTTCGATTCCTAATGCTACTGTTGACATAAAGACTGGTAGAAAAGTATGGGTTGATACTGGAGAACTCAACCGTAATGGTGAACTAAAGAAGATTGAATCTAAGAAGTTAGCAGAACAGGATAACGCTTTTACTCTTGTATCTAAAGGTCGAGGTACAGAGACCGAAAAGACTTATGCAGAACATTCAAATAAATTGAAGGCAATGGCTAATGATGCACGTAGAGAAGCTGTAACTACTAAATTGATTCCATACTCTCCTTCAGCTAAGAAGATCTATGCAACCGAAGTAGAGTCTCTTACGGCACATTTGAACATAGCATTGAAGAACGCTCCTCTTGAACGTCAAGCTCAGGTTGTAGCTACTGCATGGGTCAATCAGAAGAAGCATGCTAATCCTAATATGGATAGTGCAGATATTAAAAAGATAGAAGGGCAGGCTCTAACAGAGGCCCGTATCCGTACTGGTGCAGGTAAGACCCGTATTCAACCGACACCCCGTGAATGGGAGGCCATTCAGGCAGGTGCTATTTCAAATCATATGTTGGGTAATATACTAAGTAACTCTGACAGTGATAAGATTCGTGAATTAGCTACACCACGAAAGAACGCAGTCATGACTCCAGTCATGACATCTCGAGCCAAAGCTATGTTGAACTCTGGTTTCACTCCAGCTGAAGTATCTACACAGCTTGGTATTGCGTTGTCTACGTTGAATGCTGGTATCAAATGACAAGGAGATAAGTCATGGATACTAACATTGAAGTACCACATCGACCAGATTATATGTTAACTACTATTGATAATCCGTATAGTCCATTCACTCAATGGGATGATTGGTATGCTTGGGATGCTGATGCTGGTTATCATACGCCTGGTCTTCTAGCTAGAATAGTAAAGACATCTGATGAACTATCAGATGCTGATCAACACCTTGCTATTCAACAAGCTATAGATGAGATCGTTTATGAGAATGTTTTAGGTGTACATAAGAAGGTACTCCCTTCCCCCTAGTAAGGGTAAGCTCATCAACCATCCTACTTATCTAAGTTAATAATATATATCTAATATTAAAATAGTTTATATTTTAAATTATTATATAAAATAAATATTATTAATTTATAAAAAATAAAATTAAAGATATAGATGAACTTAAAGTAGGGGGGGAGGGGGCAAAAAAATATACCCCCCTCCCTGTGT